AAAAAAACGAAAAAAAATTGCATTTTTGCGAAGGAAACCGCCCGCCCGGGACGGGTCCAGGGAGACAGCCCCGGCCAGCTGTCCCGGAGGGACCCCGCCAGGGGCCCGGCATGGATGAAGGCAGGCCGCCAGGATCCACGCCGCCGGAGGTCCTCAGGACAGACAGCAAGCCGGACGAAGGCCGCCAAACCGGCGGAGCCCGGAAGCGAAGCAACCAGGCCGGAACAGCGACGGACCGACAGCCAGACAAACAAGGCCGGCGGAGCCGGAGCAAAGGACCGACAAAGACAGCGACCAAAGGACCAAAGGACCAAAGCAACCAGGCCGGCGAAGCCGGGCCGGGAGAGGCCTAGAAAGTGAAATATAAATATTTGTAATTGTGGGAATAGTAAACAAACGACCATTAACAGACCGCGAAAAGGCCGCGATATATTTACACGTTTTCGGAAATGTTACCGATTGGATAAAAATATATGTAACGGCTTTCGACGGCACGACGGAACAGGCCGCCGAGCAGGGGAGTTTGCGGGCTTTAGTCTCAAGGTGGAAAACGTCCGAAAAGGTGCAAAAGTTTTTGAAGGAAGCCCAGGAGTTAAAAGCCCGGGAGGCAATACGACACCAGGACGAAGGCCGCCAGGCCGGAAGGGTTGAAGCAGAGCGGGAGGCGATCCAGGCAGAGAGGGAAGGAAAGCCCGCGAAGGCGGCCGGGATTGATTACACCGACCCAAGCGCACAAAAAAGGAAACTAAATCAAATAATAAGGGACGCACAGACAACGGGCGAAGCTCTCGACGCCCTCAAAATTATCATTTCCACCCAGAAAGACGACAGGCAAGCAGCGCGGGATCTGTCCCAGGTCCGGGCGTTTTTGCCGTTACGCTGTGAACTTTGCCCGCTATATGCAGCAGCCAGGGCCAAAATGAGACCGGCGGAAGGTTGACGCGTTTATAATATGGATATATTATAAACGAAAAAACGCCGGCAGAGGGACCCGGGGAGGGGGAAAGCCTACAAACGAACATACCGTCACCCTATCCTCCGAAACTTTTTCTTTTATTTTTTTCTTCCATTTTTAACCCTGTCTCCAGGCGGTTTTTGCGTGCTTAAAAAACCCTCTGAAAATTTCAAGGGCGTTTAAGGGCGTTGCTATTTACCGAGAAATCAAGCGATGAAACAAAGTTGTTACATAAATGTAGATGTGCCATACTTTGGCACAAGCGTTTTAGATTTTTCCGAACTATCCGCTTTCGCGGCCTAAATTCCACGCCTAACTCATTGATACAAGGCGTTTTTAGTAAGTATGTCAAGTTGTTTTGCACTCTTACGTGTAGGAAAAGACAAATATATTCCTACGTAAAAAGGGTGAAAAACTATTTGCATTTTAGACATAATTATCGCACTATCAACGAGTTAATGGTGATTTTCACCCACTCTAACCCGCTCAATTCTCGCTAATTTCTTCGCATCGTTATTCGATAAAATCATCATTCTACGGCCCTCTGAGGGGGAAAGTAGCGATTCTGGGTAACATCTGATTTTCGCAGTTTTCGAGGGTGTTTTTGCAGGTTTGCCGCCCTATTTGTCAAATGGTTATCTTATTTCGTACTTTCCCACTTGATTTGTGTTGATTTATGTTGTAGATTTGCTACCGTTATGGAAGATAAGCAAGATATGAGGGTCCCGACGCGGTTCGTCCGCGTAGGTGACGAGTTCTCCCGCTACGGGAGACGGCTTCGGTGCGTCGCCCGTCCTGATGTGAGAAAACTCGTTCCCGCAGATGCCTGTAAGGGATGCTGGTTCTCCCAGGGTTACCGCCTCCTCGGGGGGAAACGGGTGTTCGTCACCTGCCGGGACATCCAGTGCTCCTGCTTCGACCGTATGGACGCCACGAGCGTCTGGTTCATTGACATAACTGATGAAGGCTGACTATGGCCGAGACGCTTCGGGAAGAACTGATGCGGCTCTTTAGCGCCTCGAAAGGGGCTCTTGAGAAGGCCGCTGCCGTCAAGGGGGCGAATGACCGCTGTGACGCGATGACGCTCCTGTGCCGCCGGGTCATCCGTGGGAGCAGCCTCTGCTACATCGACGGGGACCTGTGCCACTTCAACGGCCTGTGCTACGAGATGATCCCCGGGGACGCCCTCCTGCCCGCGCTCACCAATACCCTCGTGGACCTCGGGATACCCCCGACGGATGTCCGCAGGATGGGCGATATGCCCCTCAAGGTCGTCTCCGAGAGGTGCTTCGCCCACTCCCCTGCGGTGGTGTTCGCAAACGGGGTGCTCAACACCCGCTCGGGGCGCTTCGTCCGTGGCTTCGGCCCTGAGACCTACACCCTCGAGTATCTCCCCTACCGATACGACAAGGGGGCGAAGTGTCCTCTCTGGGAGGGTTTCCTCAAGGATGTCCTCCCCGACGAGAAGATGCGGCTCGTCTTGCAGGAGTTCTTCGGGATGGTGTACCTCGACAGGGAGGAACTCTCCGTGGAGAAGTTCGCCATCTTCGTCGGCAAGGGGGCCAACGGCAAGAGCGTCATCTTCGAGGTGCTCAAGAAGGTCATCGGGGACGATAACGTCTCCACCCTCGACAGCGCACAGCTCACCGACGAGAAGATGATCCCCTACGTCAAGGGCAAGAGGCTGAACTTCTGCCCCGACGTGCGTAAGTCCTCGGAGTTCGACTCCGCCCTCAAGGCCCTCGCCTCGGGGCAGGACGTCACGGGGAGGCGCATCTACGGCGACGCCGAGAAGATCAAGTGCCCGCCGATGTGCTTCGCCCTGAATGAGCTGCCCCGCTTCCGCGACGTCACCGAGGGGTTCTTCCGCAGGGTGCTCCTGTTCTGCTTCGACGTGCAGATCCCGCCCGAGAGGCAGGACCGCTCCCTCGTGGGGAAGATATGCTCCAGGGACCTCCCGGGCATCTTCAACTGGGTAATGGAGGGCCGCCGCAGGCTCGTCTCCACGGGAGGGCAGTTCACCCACTGCGCCAAGATGGACCGCGACACCGACGCCATGCGCATAGACGTCTCCGCCGAGAGATACCCCGTGCGCACCTGGCTCGAAAAGAGGGGTCTCACCACCGTCCCGCAGTACGACGGCCAGCAGTTCACCTTCATCTCGCAGAACGAAATCTTCCTCGGTCTGCGGGGTAACATCCCCCGTGGGAGCATTACCCGCGAACTCGGGATCTTCGGGGTCACTTCCCAGAAGAAACGGGGGCTGATGATGTACCGTCTCTACGAAAAGAGGCGGTGACGCCGACGCAGCGATGCGTCTATGTGTAGTTTTCATACTGTTGTAATGGTTTTGTTGACACCGTGGAAAGACACGGGACGGGGACGGGCGATCTGGCCGGCATTCTTTACGATAGCTCCAAGTTGAAGTCTTGGCCTCCCTGCAAAAGCCGCAGTGATGCGTTTACGGAGAATCCATATTTACTTACGGTTAGCAGACACCCCGGAAAGACGGGGAAGGGCGGGAAGGGCTGACCCCCGACCCGTCCGCGAAACCGCAGGGATGCGCTTCTGTTCACGTACATGTTTTAATATCCGACTGCCGGGAAAGACCGGCATCTCCTCGGAACGGTTGCTCGGTGGGGCGCTATTGCCAATCCGCGTTACTGCCGAGACGGTGGGGTTCGATTCCTCCTCCGAGGACACAAAGAATTGATTTTTAACTAACTGCGACACTCTATATGAAGTGCAACTACAAGACACTCGCTACCTCAGACCTCGAGGCGATGCTTAGGAAGCGGCTCGACGAGGCTTTCGCCATCCGCCAGGAACTCTCCCGCCGCAAGGGCGAGACAAAACCCGTCGCGGACGTGAATTTCAGCGAATATCTAACTGACTGATAATTATTTCACCATATTCACCTTAAACGATACTTTAAGCAAAAGACATGAAAGTCACAAGGAAAGGGACCGTCAAACTCGAAAAGGGTGAGGTCCGAATCGGGAACTTCTTCGTCAAGGACGAGGACAACCACATTAAGTTGCAGGACCTAAACGGCGTTTTCTCCCACAGGGTGCACAAGAGCATGGCCATAGGCATCTGGCTGTCCAATATGCTCCAGGGCGGGCAGAAGGACCCTGCCTATCTCGACTCGATAAAGACCTATATCGGCGCGATGTGGTCGGTATTCTCGGTCGTCCCCGACAATGAGTTCATAACGGACGGGATCGCCCTCGCCAACGACTGCATGAAGCGGCATCCCGACTGGTATGGCGTGAAGGCCGACGCCACTCCCGAGGAGGACGCCGAGGCCGCGCAGGAGGTGAAGGAACTCACCGAGTTGGAGAAGGATCTCCGCAAGGCCGAGGAAAAGAAGGAGGAGGTATGAGTATCCAGCAGGAAATAGACCGCTACTTCTACCAGTACTTCACCTCCTTCAGGAGGGTCGAGGGCGAAGAGGACGATGGCATCGTGCGGGTGTCGATGGGAAACCGCGACAATATCCCCGTGGCGGACTGGGCGGTGGTCGGCAAGGCCATGAGCAGGGAGAACCTTATCTCCTTCGCGAAGTATTTTTACAACCTCGGGGCGAAACAAGGCAAATAACATGAAACTTCAATTCAAGGTAGAAACGCAATACTGGAGAAAAGGCCCGGAGCGGGCTGGTGTCATATTGATTGAACTGCTCCCCAACATCGCAGTTCGCTACGTGGACTGGGAATTAGGTTACGAATACAACCTTTACCTGTCTTGGCTGATATGGGCTGTGTCAGTGACGCTTCAAAAGCCGAAGTCTCGTCCTACCGTTTAGAAATATGACAGAACAAGAATATAAACGATTAACACACGCGAAGCGGCAGTATTTATTGAGGATAAACAACACTCCGGTTGCCATCCTCATTGACGATGACGATGAAACTATTGTCGCTGGGTGCTTTGAGGTGTCATCTAACGGCTGCTCCAAACTATCAGAGCAAGAAGTATCCGTCCCGATTTCGTTGAAGTCTATCCAAGACGAAACGGTGCTCGGCTATGCACACTTTATGTTGGCGGGGATAATTGAACAAATAAAGTTAGAGAAGAAAAGCGAATACGAGAAATGAAACGAACTTTTTGGTATTATTTCAGATGGTGTATATGGGCGTTTTTTGCAATTGCTTGTTTACTTCTTTGTGCCATTGCATTGTTTAAAGACAGTAAGTCTTACTTATTGTACGGGCTTGTATCTTGCGTATTGATGCAGACCATGTACATTGTAAACACCCAAATTGACGAGAAATGACAGTAAGAGAATTTATAGAAGAACTTAAAGACTTAGACCAAGATAGACTTATCTGGTTCTCAAAGGACGGAACATATCTCGCCTATGATATGCCAGAGCCGTATGAATTAACTGCATCAGGTGCGGATTTCTTTGATAATTACTGCGACGAACGGGGGCGTTCACCTCGGGAGGGCGATTATTTTATTAATTGGGAATAGAAAGAGGTAATATGAAACCGGGAGACAAGGTGTGGTTGTTTGATGCTGACCACCAGAAGATAGTTAGCGAGAGAGTTATTCAGGGAGGAGAGTATGCTATTTCAGCGGGTCATTTCCCCGGACATATCGGGATATATCGCCCCGGCTACGATTGTTTCCCCACCCGCGAGGCGCTGTGCGAACATTACAGGAAGATATTTGAGTGATATGAACACCTACATCGAAAGAAAACTAAAGAAAATTGCTTCGACCGCTCGCGAGAAGCGCATTATTCTCTCTTGTGACATTTACTATGATGACCTCAGGAGCGAGTTTGTCGTGAAACTCCATAACGGATTCGGCATCAGCGAACACTTCCGATCCAATCACATTCGGAAGTCGCTCAAGATGGCGTTAAAGTGGCTGGAAGGACTTCGCCGTGTTTGACTTCGACGAACTCATACGCCTTTTGTGCATCTTTTGGGTCGCGCTATGACCTGCGGCGGCATACTCACACTCCGTGATTGGCTGTCGCTCTATGGCCAAGAATCTTGCTCCGGCTGTGTTTACAACCAACCCATCAAGGCCCACTGCCTATATAAAGGCAGGAATTATTGCGCAAGGTATGAAGGGTACCTGAAAGATGCGAAGAAACCGCAACCCACACTCTTTGACGACGAGGACTAAACATCTTCCGTCGGTCGTTTCACCTCGCGGACTGCAATCTTATGGAAGTAGAGCATCATTGATTTCTTGAGGGGCCACCTGTCGTTGGGAAAACCCTTGAAGTCCTCCACCACCATATTCCCGTCCTTTTCGTACACAAAGTCTGCCGTATAGGTGATTTCGCGCTCGGCGACGCGAGTTACTTCCTTGTCCTTCGTCTTGAGGTGGACGACCTCAGTGCGGTACTGCGTCGGAATGAGGGTGAACTTCACCTGCCGGCGGAGCCGGGTTATCCTCCCCTCCGTCTGCATCCCTTTCAGGAACAGCCACCTCTGCCACTCCCCTTTCGAGTCGAAGATACCCTCGGCGGTCTCTACTTTCTTATTGTTGAATTTTCGCCCCTTAAAGTTCATAGCAGCTCATTTTCATAGACGGGGATGGCCTGGCAGACGCACCTCGGGTGGTACGGGAGGACTATCACGTCTATAGGCCATACCCTTTCCTTCATTTCTTCGCATATCGGGCAGTCGTAGTTCGATCCACGGACGGTACGATACCCTACCGCCCCGATGGATTCAAGGTGATGCACCCACGCGAACTGATACGCGCTGTTTATCATCCCCTGCCCTATGAGGGTGACGCCGGCGGATACGTCCCTCATGTATCCCCTACCCCATTTGAGGATGGGCTTGCCGGCCTTTCTCCAATAGGACGAGAGGGCGGGTGCACCGATATAGGTCATTACCTGCGTCGTGGCGATGCCCCGCTCGAGGGCGCAGAAGGCCGCGACCCCGACCCACATCGCGACAAGTTCCTTTAGGTGACTCGCCTGCATATCGAGCCGCCAGAGCATATCATGTCCGTCAATCTCCCTTTCGGCATAAGATATGGCCCCTTCCTCCCACTGGAGCAGGTCCATTTCTTCGAGGACCTTCGCCGCCCGTTTTTCAAGGTCCTCAGTCACTCCGTCCGACATCTCGCGGAGGATAGCGTTGGCCTCGCGCTCCAGTTCGGGATGCTCGGCCCAGTCGAACTCCTCCGAGCGGTACTCCCACGCGAGGGCGAGCAGAGTGGTGACGGCGGTGCGTATCCGTTTCAGCGCATCGCCCTTCACGTGGGCCATCTGGTCAAGGAGCGCAGAAGTATTATCCATTACTCACCTCTGCTTTCGTTTACGCTATTCGCGCCAGCGGCGGCTTGCTGTTCGCCCACGAGCGCATCGTGCTCCTCCTGGAGAAGGTCGTCGTAGTTGCGCGGCGTGCCGTAGCCGAGTTTGTACGCCTCGTCGGCGACGGCCTTCTTCGGGAGGCCGCCGGAATTGGCGAGGATGGAGATGTTGTTCACCTCCTCGTTTTCGCTGCGCATGATGTACGGGTGTATCTTGCCCTTGACGCGGAACACGGACTCGTCGAAGTCCGAGGGTTTGCCGGTCTCGATGCCCCAACCCTGCTGGAACAGGGACACGATGTCGTCGATGCCGCTCTGGAATATCTTCGCGTCGAGGAGCGACTGGTGGTAGGCATCCGCGTAGAGCATCTGGACGGTCAGCGAGGACATATCCGCGCCGGACTTGATTTCGGGAGCCTCGACGCAGTGCGCCGCCTGATAGGCATCCTTAAAGAGGCGGTTCAGTTGCAGGCTGAATGACCCGCTCGCATCCGCAGGCTCAAGATAACCCACCTTCGCATTGGGGTCTATGGAGTTTATCTGCATCGGCCTTCCGTCGAAGGACGCCTTCACCTGCATATCCGCGCCGAGGGCGTAGAGGATGCGGAGGGCGTAGTGCTTGTTGTTCTCCACGAGCTGCGACAGGGCCATTTCGATATTGTCCACATCGTTCATCGCGCCGGCCCAGAATGGGGCGCCGTAACGGACATACGACACGGGAACACGATTGAATCCGTGGGGTTTGGGTTTCTCGTCCACGACCCATGCGACAGTGCCCTTCTTGTTAGTCTCCGAGCGATACCTCGTGTACTTGGCCTCGTCCCACACGTCAAGGTAAGTGACATATTTCCCGTCCTCACCGGCCATCCTGTACCTGCGGCCAAAGAGGGCGAGACGGCCATAGGTGTCATAGTGGGGATAGAGGACATCGCCCTTCATGTATGATGCGCTCCTCCAGCCGACCTTGCCGCTGTCGGTGAAGAATATCACCGCGCCGTCGCCTGTCACCGCATTGGAATAGATGAGGTCATACACGGCTACCTCCATATTCCGATAGGCCCACCCTTCAAGGAAACGGGAGAAACGGTCCTGCATCGCCTTAGAGGTCCCGCCGCTCATGAGTTTGAGATCGAGTTCATTCCCCGTGAGGAGAGCGGTGCGCTGGTTGGCGAATATCTCGGGAAGATTCACCGTCACGCGGGCGAGTTTGCGCTCATAGAGCTGCCCCGTTTCGGGGTCTTTACTGATGGGGTTGGGATAGTACGCGGGCGAGAGTATCTTATGTGCATCCTGGTCGAACTCGCGCATAAAGTCCGCCTGGGTGAGGATAGAGTAAGCCAGTTCGCCTTCCTTGTAGCCCCTTTCGGTGTTATACTTGGCATAATTCGTCTGGAGAGCCGCAAGGTTATCGGCAGGAAGTATCCTTGTAAACGCCTGCTTTTGCAGTATCTGTGCAGGCTTCATGTTGGAGATTGTTGGAGTGAACATATCGCGTGTCGTTTAGTGAATCAGTATAGAAGATTGAATCCCGTGCGCACCATCTGCTTCTTTACCCTTGTGGCACGGTAGATGGCATAGCACAGGTAGATTAGCGCCTCGATGAAGTCCGGGGAGTGGCCGATAAGGGCCTTCATCTCCGGCTTGCGTATGAGGTCCTTGGGGTTGTCCTCCTTGCGCCAGCGGAGCACCAGCCTTTCCTTCATCAAGCGGTCATAGACGGTGAATATCTCGCCCTTCTTTGCTATCTTCATGTTGAGCAATTCGGGGTCGATAGAGAGTTTGAGATGGGTGATAGCGTCAACCAGGAATCCCGCGAACTCGCTCTTGAGGGAGGTGTAGGACAGTTTGTCAAGCGCGGCCCCCTTGTTATCAAAGGGGGTGGCTTTCTCCAGGGCCTCGCTTTCGCGGAGCCAGTTGCCGATACCGTTGTAGTCGAATACGAAGTTCTCAATGGGGACATCGTTACGCTTGAGGAAGGCAAGGATGAAGGGTATGATTTCCTCACTCTTGAGCCCCACCCTCGCCTCGAGGTCCTTGATGTGGTATCCCGTGGAGGCCCATAGCACGAGAAGGTCTCCCGAGAGGGCGATGTCGGCCCCCGCGCAGTTAGGTCCTGCGAGGTTAGGCTGGATGGGGTTATTGAAGAAAGCCTGCATCTGGGCGATGGATACAAGGCTCATGGTATCGTCCACGTCCCTCCATACGCCCCTGATGTCGTTGATTGTCGAGCGGGAGCCTCCCGAGGAAATCCTCGTCATGTACTTGGGGTCGCTGACGTGGAGAATCTTGTTTTCCGCGTAGGCCCCGTCGATAAAGGTCAGTGAGGTGATGTACTCCTTGTAGTCCTTGTCGGGGTTGTCCGATATGGATGTTATCTTCGCCTTCGCATTGGGGTCCGCATAGACCTCCTCGGGGGTATTCCCCCAGGCTATCTCCATCACATCCTCGCCGTAGCGGCAGAAGTAGCGCACTACGCCCGAGCGCTCGGGGATAGCCTCATCCGTATCGGGGTCTATCCACCAGTCGAGGAACAGGCGCAGTTTGTTGGACTTCCCCACGGGGTTGCAGGTGCAGATGAATCGGGGGTGGACGCCGGCGGTGGATCGGTTGGAGCCTATGAGGTCGAAAATCACATTGAGGTCCTCGCGTGTGAACTCCGCCAACTCCTCAATGACGATATAAGGCATCTCCGCGCCACGGAAACGGTCCTTTATCTTGGTGAGGTCTGCAAGATGCTCCATTTTCATCGTAGCGCCGTTGCCATTGAAGAACTTTGCCTCGAACTGTGTGTCCGCGAAGGTGGCGAACCCACGGAAAAGGGGCTTACAGGAGCGCCAAATACCTCGCTTTACGTCCGCCTCAAAACGGCGGAAGCCATATAGGTTAACATCTGGATTTTCAGCATAATAGAAGGCCCCGAAAAGGCTCGTCGTGGTTTTGCCACCGCCCCTCGAGCCGCCACAAATTACGATGTCTGCGGGCGATACGAGCACCTTCTCCTGAAAGCCCGCTTGTGGGATGAGGTTATAGATGCGCTTGCCTTTTTTCTTTATCTCAAGATTCTCGTCGCGGATTTTCTTCGCGAACTCACCCGTATAGACCTTCATCCCGTATTGCAGGAATACGGGGTCGAGGTATTTGGGGTCGTCTATATGTGCCGAGGCTGTCATTTGTTGCAAAGTTGTCAATAAAAAATCAATAAATGTCAATAATTATTGATGTATATTGATTTTGCAATGCTATATTTGCCACGTATGGCCGAGAGAGAGAATACTGGAGTGCAGATTAACTGCCCCCTTTGCGGGAAACCCTTTCCCGTGAGGGTGCAGACCCTTGACGGGACGCTCCACCTCTCTGTCCGTTGCCCCCACTGCAAAAGGGTGAGCGAAATTCGGCTGCAAGACATACGATAGAGCGCCATTGAGCGCCATCGAGGCTTAGGCAGAGTTCCCTTGAGAACCATAACAGGCCCGGAGTAGAAACCCCCAATCAGGTGTTTCCGCTTCGGGCTTTTATATAACCCAATGTTCATTGAAGATGAAAGAAAAGATTATCACCGCGCTCAGAACTAAGTATCAGCGCTTCGGGCTGAGCAGTGAGGCTGTTGACAGGATTGCCTCCGCGAAGGAAAAGACCGTCACCAAAGAGGAGGACATCGAGGCCGCGATTGCTGACGCGGAGACGATGGAACTCATCGCAAACGAGTTGCAGAAGTCGGCTGACGCTGAGCGGCGCAACCGCTCGACTCTCCAGAAGTCTTTTGACGACTACAAGAAAGCCCATCCCGAGAAAACCGACGATGGAGGGAAGGACCCCGATGAGGAGAACGAAGTTCTGAAAGAACTGCGCGAACTCAAGGCCCGCCTCGACGAGAGGGACGCCAGCGACAGGAAGAAGGCTACGCTTGCCTCCGTGACCTCGGCGCTCAAGAAGGCCGGATGCTCCAATGAGGAAATCCTCTCCCTTTCCCTCAAGGGATTCTCGCTCGGAGAGAACGAGACGGAGGACGCCGCCGTCGCCCGCATCAAGGCTGACTACGACAATTCCGTCAAGAAGATTTTCGGGGATGGCGCACCCCCTCCCGCTGGTGGCGGAGCGCCCAAGAGTGACGACGATTATAAAAAGGCGCTCGAGGCTTACGCCATACAGAAGGGGCTTAAGAAGGAAGATTAACAATCAACCCTAAAACCCTTTTATCACATGACTACTTTCAATGCTTTTGGCTCAAGCGCCAAAGATTTCGGAAAGGTCAGCAAGCCGGTTTGGCTCGGTACTCCGAAGCCCCATGCTGTCGGTGGCGTCCTCGCCTCCGCATACGCAAAGGCTGGTGCATACTACCCTGCCGGAACGCCCGTCAAGCTCGACGCAGGAGTTATCACTCCCGCCGTCCTGTTTGAGGTCACTGCCTTCTCCGCTGGTGACACCAACGATGTCGTCACCATCAAACCCTTCGCCGGTAGCGCCCTGCCCGCCGTCGGTGACTTCATCATGAAACTCGGTGCGAACTTCTCCTCCACGGGTAAGGCCGCAGAGGTCGTCTCCGTCGCGGAGAACAGCACCACCGCCGGAACCTATGATGTCGCCGTCGCCCACAGCGCCACTATCGACACCCCTTCCGCAGGTGATGTTATCGTGTTCTCGTCCGCAACCGCTGCGGGCTCGAGCAAGAGCGTCGCCGCTATCCCTAACGGCTATCTCTACAACGACATCTATCTCGGCGACCTCAGCAGCCCGTCTGCCAGCGGAGCCGTCATAGACTTCCACGGAGAGGGTATCCTCATTGACCTCACCCCGGGTGCAGCCTGCGCCGACAAGCTCAAGGCCGCCATTCCGAATGTGATTCAGGTCAAGTTCCCTTCATCTGCTTTTGTAGAATAAAACAAGGAGGACAAAACTATGAACGCATACTCTATCCAGGTCTATGACCTTCTGTCACGCGCCCTCGGTGGCAGCGACAGCAAGAGGATTCAGGGCTTCCTCGACAATGTGATGGCCCTCAAGTACAACAAACTCGAAATCCCCGGCTTCTCCTTCGACGAGATGCAGCTCGATTTCGCTTACGAGCAGATCCAGCGCGAGATCTCCATCGCCCCGATGGCGAACTACTACGACCTCGACTCTCCGGCCATCCCCGATGCGCCCGACAGCCTCAAGTCGTGGACCGGCAAGATCCCTCGTATGAAGAAAGTCGAGTACCTCAACGAGGACAAAATCCGCAAGCAGCTCATCCTCGAGCAGCGCATCGGCTACGTCGGCGAGGACCGCGTTGTCAAGGGCGCTCTCGACACCCTGTTCGTCACGGTTGACAAACTCATCGCCGGGCACACCAACTCGCTGACCTTCCAGCGTCACCAGATGGTGTCAAGGGGTAAGTTCTCCATCACCTACGCGAACAACCCGAAGGGTCTCAACGGCCTCGAGTTCTCCGCTCACGTCCCCGACGCGAACAAGACCACCCTCACCGGCACGGCAAAATGGTGGACCAACACCACCCACGCCACCGAAGGCTCCGCCGCCAACCCCGTGAAGGACCTCTCCGACATGGTTGCCGCCGCGAACAACGCCGGCCTGACCGCAGTCCACTTCGAGATTGAGAAAACCTATCTCAAACTCATCCTCGGTCACTCCGCAGTCCTGTCGAAGATCGCCCTCTATGTATGGCCCAACAGCAGCGCCACCGCTGATGCCGCCGCAGTTCTTCCTTTCGACAAGAAGGTGGAGATCCTCGGCGACCTCGCCGGCGCCCCTATCGTGGCTATCAACTCCCTCGTCGGTGTCGAGGCTCCCGTCAAGGCTACCGCCGACTTCAAGAAGAAGAACTTCAACGCCTTCGAGAAGGATGTTGTCGTCCTTGTTCCTGATGGTGAAATCGGTAAAGTCCTCACCGTCGAGCCCATCGCTATCGCCGGAGGCAACTACGGTTCCTTCTACGACGGCAGGCTCCTCCTCACCGTCGGTGTTGATCCTGTGCAGAAATGCCAGAGCCTCAACACTGAGATGACCTCCCTCGTTGTTCCCGAGGTCCCGCAGTATATGTGGTATCTCTTCCCGAACAACAGCTAAAGTTCTTTGAAAATCCTAACGTGATAACCGACGGAAGAAATGGCTGACATCGCTTCATCAATGACGGTTGTAAGGTGGCTCGATGCAGAGGCAAGCCCCTACATCGACTTCCCTACCGAGTATCTGTACGCGAAGATGCTGCATCGCGGCGTGACGGATGACGAGACCCTCGTCGCCGACATCTGCGAGAAGCAGCGCGACCTCCTTCTGGCCGACATCCTGATGGGCGCGGCTGTTTCTTCCACCAAGTCGGGCACCCAGGGCGAAAGCGACGGCGGTTGGACCCATTATGTCGCGATAAAGAATGTCACTAACCGTGATGCCCTTTATCGGACGGCGAAAGCCCTCTATGACAAGTGGGGAGAGCCTTGCGAGGACCCAACCACAAAGATAACGCTGAAAAGCCTGTTCTGATATGTTCAACCCGAGATGGCCCCATACCCTCACGGCCTGGCGGGACGCCCTCGACGAGGACGGACTGCCCCTCACCGACGAGGACGGGAACCCGGTTCTTTCGCAGATCGCCTTCGACAAGGTGGTGTACGACAGCCGGTGGAATCCCACCTTCGGCGCGGATGGCAACTTCAAGACCGAGCAGGTCTTGGTACTGCCGTGGGGGTATAGGACATCGACGGGCGGCATCCGTGCCGCAGGAGACGTGTTCAAGACGGACTTCAAAATCTCCTGCCCGATGTTTCTTAACCACCTTGAGGAAGGTGTGCGTCTCGTACTGACCGATAGTACTCATACGTTCAATGCGATAGTCGAGAAAGCCACCACCTACAACTGGGGTTCGGACATCTGGCTGGTCAATCCGGGGAACAATGGCGAAGTATCAGAGTCAGAATAACAGGGTTATCAGCGCCGCCTTCAAGCGATTCCGGGAGCAGTATATGACTACTATGACGCAGGGATACTGCGAGATAGCGGAAATGGCTCTTGAATATCTCGCCCAGGTGCACCGCAACTCCCCCGACCATCAAAGGCATATTGAAGAAGTTAACACTATCGGATATGCCGTCGGCTACAACGGGCAAATCATCACCTCACACGGCTATGGCGGCTCGGGCGAGGGCGACCTGTCCGGGCAGGCAAGAGAGATGGCGGAGAGCATTGTCGCGGGGCACCCTTCCGGGTGGTCTCTTGCCGTGCTTTCCGAAATGGACGGATGGTACGACTACATCTGGGAGGATGAACTTATAGGCTCGACAATGGAATTCACGCGACAAAACTTCTTGAAATTCTTTAGGCAGATTGAACAGCAATGACTACGAATTTCGACACAACGGCCATAGAGACCTCGCTCCGCGATGCCGTCAAGGCGCTCAACGTCTCCAAGAGTGTGTTTTTTAACCGCCCGAGGAGCCTCGAGAAGAGCCTTGAGGACTTCGTGGTGGTAAGGGTCTCCGGCGGCGGGGTTATCAACCTCTCCGCTACGGGCCGATGCTCGCTTTCGGTATGTCTTTTTGCCAAAGACCTCGCCAATCAAAAGAACTCCAAGAAACTCTCGGTGATGGAGAAGAAGGTGCTTGCCGATTTCCCTACGGAGATAGGAGACCTTCTTATCGACCCCGATGAGGTTTCCGTGCTCGGAGACACTCCCGACAACGCCGGTTATCACGCAAGGATTATTCAAATACGCAATGTGATTATTAAAACAGCATAACTACTATGGCACAAACTCTTACTCATGCACTCCTTGCAGACCTCCACAAAGGTATTGCACAGACCGCCCTCCTTCCCGTCACGGACGGACAGGCGACGCTGAACGCCGCAGACTTCTCCGAGGCCGACCTGCTGTACTCCCTCAAGGACAGCTTCGCGGTTGACTGGAGCGAGCCTACGGTTGACGAGATCAAGGTTGACCAGAATGACGAGACCATCGACTCGGACATGAGCGAAATCGGCGAGGTCACTATCACCGCGAACTATCCGACCCAGGCCGTCGTGGCCCTCGAATACTTCTTCACGAAGGCGAAGGCCATCTCCGGCGTCAAGGGCCCCGGCTGGGAGAGCGGCGACGCGACCTACGAAGGCGCATCCTTCTTCAAGATGCCTAAGCAGATTGAAGTCTCCCTGATGTCCACCTCCGCCTCCGGCAAGTCCGCTATCATCTTCGCCCGCGTCCAGTTCACTGCCCGCGAGCAGAGGGATAACGACACCGGCCTCTGGTACATCGCCGTCACCGGCAAGATGCTCTCCAACCTCAAGGACGGAGAAGGCGACTTCGCAGTCCTCAAGCAGCCCGCCTAATCCTTCCATAACCAACTCATTCCGGGGCGGGGTGTAATGCCCCGCCCTATTTAATTTATGAAACAACCTTCACTTCAAGCACGAAAGGAGTATGACGAGATTGTCAACGACTCCGTGACGATTGTGCCAATTCGCGGCACAAGGAAAAGTGTCCGCATCCGCTGGATGAAACCCTACACGATGGAGCGGATTACGCAGGTGTGGATTGAGAGGGACCTCGCATCGGCAAAGATAGAGGAGGGTACGGACGTCATCCGCGACCTCTGCAAGGAGCCGTACTTCGCCTTCAAGGAGGCGGCCCTTATGATTCTCAACCACGACCTCAAGATACGGCTTTTCTATCCGCTGTACTGGCGGTGGCTCGCGCACAAGTACGATGAGACGCAAATGACGGACATCATCGCTGCGGGTAAAAAAAAACTTCCGCTTATGGCGCACTACGCGACTATGGCGTACTCGATGGATATGAGGACCGATCTGATGAAGATGACAAAGAAGGAAGCCGAGCAATACCGAGCAGAACTTCTCTCGGAAGCGAAGCGGCTTTCTGCAAAGACTTCCCCGGATACGGAAGGCCACGACTGAGGCTTTTCCGCTGGGAGAGAAACTTCGGGTACAGGTGCGTCCTGACCTGCGCCCAGATAGAGCTGATGCAGGCGGACCTTCCGCATACGCTCTACAATTTCAAGAAGGACAAGGGCGAAAAGAAACCCCACCACGTCCCGACCAATGAGGAACTGAACACCGTGGCGGACGACGAGGTGATACGGCTGCAAGAGGAGGCCAACCGCAAGGCGCGGGAAAGACGGGCGGCGAAGGAGCGCGGTGAAATCCCCTACGAGAGTACAGATGACCTTTTTAATGGATAAGAGTTATGGCTGATATAGACCAGTTGCACTTTGAGGCGATCCTCGACGATAAGGAGTTCAATCAGAGAATCGAGGCCGACATATCGGCTGCGAAAAAACTGAATACAGACCTGTCAAAACTTGTCAACATTCGGATGGGGGGCGGTAAGCGGATTATCTCCGATGCTGATATATCGGCTGCCCGTGCGATGGCCGATGCACTCTCCAATATAAAAATACAGGTCGAGAGCATACCCAATGGAGGACAGGCGCTCACGAATACGAAGGAGATCGAAAAAGTTCTCCAGCAGATTCTCGCGAAACTTGGAGAGATGCCCGGCAAAGCAAAGCAGACCGAGGCAGGATTCCGGCAAGTGAATAATGAACTCTCCCGCAGCAGTAACCTTATGTCCGACTTTGCGAGGCTTGCGGGTGTTACCTTCGGCATCGCTGGCGCAAGGCGATTCATTTCCTCGCTTGTTGAGATTTCGGGACAGTTCGAGGTGCAAAAGATGGCACTTACATCAATGCTCCAAAGCGCGGACAAGGCAAACGAGCTGTTTGAGACCTTACAGCAGAACGCGCTGAAATCGCCCTATACTTTCCAAGACCTTACCAAGTTCTCCAAGCAGCTAATTGCCTTCAATATCGACGCGGATAAACTCGTCGATACGGAGAAGCGACTCGCCGATGTCGCCGCCGGTCTTGGCGTCGATATGGGCCGTATCATTCTCGCATACGGCCAAGTCAAGGCAGCTGGCGCCCTCAAGGGACAGGAACTCCGCCAATTTACAGAAGCGGGTGTCCCTATCCTCCAGGAACTCGCCCGGCAGATAGAGGAGACGGAGGGCAAGGCTATTTCGCTTGCGGAAGTTTTCCAACGTATTTCAAAAAAGCAAATACCCTTCGAGATGGTCGAGGAGGCATTTGTAAGGATGACCTCCGAAGGCGGCAAATTCTACAATATGCAGGAGGTCCTGGTTGAAACCCTTGCGGGAAAGATCGGAAAACTCCGCGACGTATGGCAGCAGATGCTCTATGCAATGGGGCAGCAGAATAGCGGAATCCTTAAGGGCACTGTGGATTCATTGACTTGGTTTGTTCAGAATCTTAATAAAATCGGCCTACTGCTCAAACCGATAATTATCGGATTCGGGGCCTACGCTGCAATCCTTGGTGTAGTTGCGATAAAGCAGGCCGCAGTTGCCGGCACGGCGGCCCTGGCCAACTTCATGATGCTTCTTAAATATGTCCGCTCGCTCCGCGATGCTATGCTTCTTCTCGAGATGACTGCATCAGGCGCGGCCATAGCCATAGGCGCCATCGCTGCGGTTGGTCTTGGAGTGGTTGCCTTAGTGAGGCATTTTAACAGGGCCAATAAGGAATTGGATGAATTTAAGCGCAGTCTCGACGATGTTTCAAAGAGCACCTTGGCTTCGTCCACCTCTGAGGCAAGGGCACAAGTCGAGCAAATCAAGAAACTCAGCGAAGTCGCACACGACGAGGCGAGGGCTAATAATGAAAGAGCGGCGGCGCTCGCTAAACTTCGCGAAGTAGTCCCCGGGTATCTCGGCGAACTCGACCATGAGGGAAGGGTTATTAAAGACAATACGAGCAAGATACAGGCATATACAGATGCAATCATCAAAGAAGCCGAGGCGAAGGGCCACGAACAACTTATCACCCAACTCACCGCACAGAAAGACCAACTCCTTCTTGATAAGAAATTACTCGAGGAGAAGCGTGACGAGGCAAAGAGGAGGACAACAACCTTTGTCGGGAACACGCCCGCCTATGCCGCATTCGTGCCCGGCGGCGCCATAGGGCCCGTCACGGGAGCATTAAAGAGCGAGGAGGACAAGCTGGATGCGGCGGTGGAGGAATACGAAAATAAAATAACGGAGGTGGATAAGAGGATTAAGACATCGCAGGATATTCTCCTTGAATCCATCTTCAACACCCCCGCCCCAACCTGGGGACCCAATACCAAACCCTCGAAGGAAATGACGCAGGCGGAGAAGGATGCCCGTAACTATATCGAGATTCTCCAGAAGGCCCGCGCTGCCTATGAAAGCCTATCTAAAGAGGAATTGATAGGTATCGGGAACGCGCAGAAGATTATCAGCAATCTATTCCCCGAAATCGAGGCGAAGAAGTTTAACTTCGACTTTGAAAAGGAAATAAGGAGGGCCGCCGGAGAACTCGCGCAGTTTGGCGAGGACTCAAAGAACTTCGGAGAAAATATCATCGCGGGACTCTCTAAAGACAAGGCAAAAGATATACTCGACCTTGTTAGGGCCTTTGCGAAACTGAAAGAAGCCCGAGATAAACTGGAGGGCCAAGACTTTGACGTTTCCGGCAAAAGTGCGATCGCGGATCTCAATAAGGCTATTGTTGACTACAACAATAAAGTCGCGGAGGTGGAGCGCAAGCGCCTCAAGAACATCAAACTCGTCGCTGAAACGCAGACCGACGACGAGCAGCAAATGGCAATCCTCCGCGAAACCCTCGGCGAGGAGGTATGGAATGAGTATGTAAAGAACGGAGAAAAGGCGTTTAACCTTCTCGCCGACAAGGAGAAGGAATCTCTCCGTAGGGCCGCGCAGCAGAGAATTGACAACATCGCAAAGACCTACTTCAAGGACCTCACAGACCAGCTCAATATGCAGGACTGGGGCGATAAAACATATCAGCAGGTTAAGGACATATTCGACAAACTCGGCCAAATACAGGTAAAAGGTATCGCTGAAATCCCCGAGGAGTTAACTGAGAAAATAAAGGAAGGAAAATTCTCGCTCGAGGACTTCTTCCAAACATATAATCGGCTTTTCGCCGATGCGAAAAAAAATGTCTCGGACGAACTCCTGAAAAAGACGGTAGATAGGGGGCAGAAATTGGTCTCCGTTGTCGGGCAAGTGGGCGACGCATTCAAGAGGTGGGGCGACTCGCTCGGGGAAGATGTCCTGTCAATCCTCGGGGAGGCCCTGTCTATGCTTGACGAGATAGGTAGGGACATGATGGATATAATGAAGGATACAAAGTCCCTACTCTCAAGCAGCGATTTGGTAGATGGGGTCGAATCCGCATCAAAGCAGGCTGTAAAATCTGCCGAAGAACTTAAGGATGCCCTAAACCTTCATGAATCCATTGACACGGAAGATTTAGAGAATCTTGCCGAGAGTCTTGATGGTGCTGCCGATGCCTCCAAAGAAATTTCCGAAAATATGTCGGAGGCGGAAGATGCGGCGGGCGATGCGGGCGATGCCCTTAACGGCCTAATCAACAGCGCCTCCGAAATAACGATGATCGTCAAGATAATCCTCATGGCGGTCAATTCAATCGTTAACGCCGTTCAATCGGGAGAGGAGACTGCACGAAGGGCCCGCGAAGCCGTATGGGAAGCCGTTAAGGCAGCGCGGGAGGCTAAGACAATCATGTCAGAAACCATTGTCGGCGATTCGTGGACTAAGAGGATAAGCGCGGAAGCAGAGAACTTCAAACAGGCGGCTGCGGAGTATATGGATATGCTGACCAGATATGAGTTGTACGCCCGCAACAACCCAATACATGAAGTCGCAAGAAATTGGAATAACGAGGAGTTCCTTGTAAATTACTACGATGAACTCAAGAAGTATTACGACGAGTATATAAAATGGTCACAGGCATTTTCGGATAGCGTTGAGCAGATATTCGGGGACTTGGCCTCAAGTATCGCCGACCAAATGGTAGATGCCTTCGTTAGGACTGGCGATGCCATGACCGACCTGAGCGACTCTTTCAATGACCTCAAGAAGGTAATCTACAAGACCTTCGCACAGGACATACTCGTCGATTGGTTCAAGAATAGTGGATACATCCAGCAACTTACCGAGCTCACGAGGCAATATGCGGTTGGGGACATCGGGGAGGTGGACTACGCGGCGCGGCTGAACGAGACCCTTGGTGAAATCCAAGATATTTTGACTTCGCGTGTTGATCTCATCAATCAGATTGGAGAAGCGCTCGGGCTCGCGAATGTCGAAGCCGAGAAGGCCGACTCCGCATCCCTCGGCAAGGGCATCCAGTCCATCACCGAGGACACAGCGAATCTCCTTGCCTCCTACATCAACGCGATGCGGGCTGACCTCTCCTACATCCGGCTGATGCAGGAAGGCGGCTGGCAGGATGTGAAGGCCATCCGCGAAGCCGTCTCTCTCGGGCAGGTGCCGAACTACAACGAGTACATGGCGCAGATCGCCGCCAATACCTTCGACACGGCGCAGGCGACAAACAACATCCTGCTTGAGTTGCGATCAGTCATCGGCTCGGGCGCCGCGCCTGGCGCCGGGGTGCGGGTCTATATCCAGTAACGTCAATATATGTCAATAATTTTGCAGAAAATTATACGGATTTTTGACAAATTTGTATCGCCATGAGTATCGTTATTCCATCAATACGGGGCTATAAGCCGTTCTTCATATCGACTGCCAATCCGCAGTGGGCCACTGACCACTACGAATACGCGGCATACCCCTCAGACGATGGGTTCAAGATGGTCGCTCAGTCCCAGCCTTTCCCCTTGGAATACAAGGTTAAGGAGCCGTACAAGAACGAGTGGCCGGACAAGGACGGAGACGAGGAGTTCGACCCGAGAACCAGCAACGAGACATACCACCTTGAGGCTTTCGAGATAACGGTCAAGTTCTTTGTGAAGGCCGTGGACGAGAGGCAGGCGGGCGACGAAGAGAACCCTTCCCCCGCGCATGAGATGACCGCCGCGATAAGGCTGTTCCTTAACGCATTATCCCAGCACAAGATTGCCATCTACGATTCGTGGCAGGGGCTCGGATTCAGCGACGTGCGCTTTGTCAGCGGCAGCGTGGAGAAGCGACGCATCAATGAGGTCCGCCTCGGCGAGGGCTATGCCTGGGCTATCGTCTCGGTCACTTTCAAGGTGAACGACCCGAGGGCG